TGGATGGATCACAAGGAGGTCTAACAATGTCCTGCTCCTTCAGAATTTCGAGTGTGCGCTTGATGAGCGGCTCGAGAACCATCTCGGCATAACGTCGGTTCATCTCGTGCTCGCGCCGGCTCTGCACCAGCGTGTCGTGGCGGATCTTCGTCGCGGTCAGATATCCCATGGTTTCGGCTTCCCGTGAAAGATGATGGCCTTGGTGTCGTTGTGCGCGTTCGCGATGTTCCGATTGAGTGAGATCTTATAGCTCGGGAACCACTCGGGCGGGAACGTCGGCATGATGCTGTTGGCCGCGATGTAGTCCTGGTCGCCGTGAAAGATGTCCATGGCCCGCGGGATCCACCGCTGGTGCAGGTAGTCGAGCACGCCCGCGTCCCAGACCATGACCGAGCTGTTGTAGGTGTGGGGATTGAGATAGTCGCGGATGATGCAGCAGTCGCCGTGGCTGTAATCCACGACCGGCCCCAGGTCACCCGTGATCGTTATGTCGAGGTCGAGGTAGAGCACCCGGCCACTGAACATGCCGGGCGTGAATAGATCGATCTTGCCCCAGAAACCAGGCTTGTCCGACCCAGACAGGATATGGGCGTTGAAAGGTCGCTTGAGGTGCTGCTCCACCATGCCGTAGAGGCGCTTGACGTGGTCGTGGGTGTACTCGCCGCCAGGCGTGAACACCGTCGCCACGGTGAGCAGGCTCTCTATCCTAGCAAGTCCCTGGTGCGCCCCGACATCGACCGGCACATCCGATGCCATTTCGTTTCCTCCCTAATCCCTTGCAAGAGGCGATCGACGATCTCAGGGTCTTCCATGAAACCGCCCATCGAGTGATTGCCGACATACGGCCCTGGTATCATCGGGCAACCACAGAGCACCACCATAGAGAAACCTATGAGGGATGCAAGCTTCCTCGCGCCCCATACGGACCCGCCCCTCATGCCGGTCGATGGCCAGACGTAGTCGGCGCCCTTGACCGGCGCGTGCGTGGACACCGGGCCGAACCGCTCGACCTGGGTCTCGAGCCACTTGAGCTCGACGAACCGCTCGGGGTGGAAGGAGTAGAGCGCGAAGGCCTTGAGCTCGCGCGCGGCGCCGTTGACGGCGATGACCGAGATGTCGGAGTAGATCTTGAAAGCCGCGGCCAGGTCGTCGTGGAGACAGGCCGCGGCACCGGCAACGATGCACGTACCGCTGTGCTGAACAGAGTAGGGCGGGGCCGAAGCCCCGCCCTTGAGACCCTGCCGAGGGGGGATTAGTTCCCCGACGAGATCGCACCGGTGGTCGCAATGCCGTATTCCGCGACGTTGACGTTGCCCGCCGAGGCGGCGGCGTCGTTCGCGATGACATTGGTCACGATGAATTGAGAGACACGAGAGATCGTGCCGCTCCGAACCGCGGTGGCCCATGTGACCAACGTGATGAGGTCGCCACGCGCGAGGCGCAGGTTGTCATCGACGTTGTTGAAGTAGCCGGCCGTCTCGACCGTGACTGGAGTGTCCAGCGTGTCGAGGCGATACGTGCCGAAGCCGTTGCCGTCCGCGAGTTGGGTGAGGTCGCCTGTGGCGTAGGTCATAGGTTCCCTCCTTCCTACGTCACGATGACGCTGGCGGTGTCATCGATGTTCGCTTCGATGACGCCAGTGTCGTCGATCATGACGGCCTGGCCGGACATCAGGTGATTGACCCAATGCGCGGCGCGGTCGCCGTGCCAGGTGATATCGGCGGCGACGCTGTTGTTGCCGGCGATGTTGCCGGCCGCGGCAGCAGACGCGTAGCCGATGGCGGTTTGGTGCCAGATGAAAGCCTTGGACGCGCTGGTGCCCATGCCGGGCATGCCCGTCTGCATCTTCCATTTGACGCCCATCCAGTCCCGCCATTTGCCCATGCCAACCATCGGACCCTGCGTGTAGGCCTGGCCATCGGCACCGACAAAGTCGGAATTCTGGAACTGTGGGAGAACCATGAGCTGGCTCCAGAAACGCGGGCTCACGACGCCGTAGATCTGGCCGTCGTTGGGCACGTCGTTCGTCCACAGGGCTTCGACCCAGGTCAGCACGGAACCCAAGAACGCAGCCGCGGTGCTGCCTTCCGTGATGCCGATGACCGCCTGGGAGGTGGTGTCGAGGACCGTGGTGATCTGGTCATCGCACTTGCGGCCGAGAGCCATGGCGCCGCCGTTGGCGTACGCCTTTCTCACGTCCATGTTCGTTTTGGCTTCGTCGAGCTTGTCGACCCAATCGCCCGCGTAGAAGTCCACGAGGACACAGCTCGGGGCCGTGTGCTCCTGGTTCATCGGGGTGATGGTGCCGTGTCTCGCTTTCGTGACCGCGACGCCGGTTCCGATCTTATGGAACGAGCAGGTCGAGCCGACGATGCCGCTCTTGTGGAAGACTGCCGGCATAAGGTACGAGCCCTTACGCTGGAAGACTTCATGCACATCACTGTTGTATTGAGTGATGAAGCTTTGGTCTACTGAGGTGGACATGCCTGTCCCTCCTTTGGTGAAGAGGAAGCAGGTCTTCAGGAAGCCGGTGCGGGTGTTCGCGGGAAGCCGTTGCCGGGGCCGCTATGCGCCCTACACCAGGGCATCAGACGTTGCAGGATCGGAGCAGGGCCGTTGCCGGGAAGCCGCTCCGATCCGCAAGTCTATACACTACATCTTGTTTTCGTCAAGCTTATGATCACCACAGAAATCGCTCTCGAACATGGTCGGCCAGCCGTTCAGGGTCGGCGCGTGCTTGCGGCATCGGCCGATCGAAGTCTCGGCCATAGGATCGGCGGGCGCCTTGGAGACGAACCACATGCAGGTTCGACAGCTCATCTTGGCGCTGCGGTGCTTCCAGTTGTCCGCGACAGCGTTGTTGTCGGCCGTAGCGGTACTGCTGCCCTCGAGCTCGCTCATACCGTCACTCCAGCCTGGCCGACGACGGCGCCGCCGCCGTCACGTCTGGCGATGAGCTCGCGCTCCTCGTTCGACAGCTTGTTGGCCATGGCGCGGTTGCCGGCGCGATTGGCCTCCTCGGCGCGCTTACGCACGTCGAGGATCTGGTCGTCGATCGTCTCGCGCTCGGTGTTGTTCAATGCCGGTCCCAAACCTCCATCACCCATCTCACGGCCGAGCCGCGCGAACGCCTTGATCAGCAGCGGGTTGTCCAACACGTAGCGCCCGGTGCTGTCCTCGAGGTGCCTCGCGTCGGCGAGATCCTCGCCGAAGTACGCGGTCAGCGCGCGGTTCTGATACTCGATGTTGGCCTCGTACTCGTTGCCCCACTCGGTGCGCAGCGCGGCCTCGCTCGCGCGAGCGTGCTGCTCGTCAGCCTCTTTGATGTTGGCCAGGTTGGCGAGATCCTGAGTGACCACGCGATCGACCGCGGCCCTGGCCTGGGCCGCGGTGTAGTGGTGCTCCTTGAAGAACGCCGACCACTCCTTGCGATCGTCGACGCTCTCTTGCGGGAGCTCCACGCCATCGGGCACCTCGGGCCACCAGTACTCACTCTCGTCGGCCGGCACGCCGATGGCCTTGTGGTACTCGGCGAGCTCGGCGTCGTCGGCGTTCTTGCCGGGGAGTGAGATGGTCTTGGAGAGCTGCACCCGCTGGTCGACGTTACCTTTGACCAGATCGTCGAGCGAGTTGAACCGGCTGGCGTGCTCTTTCAGCTTGGCGTCTACGATCCCGTCTCGCCAGGAGGTGTCGGTGTCGGCTGCCGCGGCGGCGGCAGCGGCTTCGTCCTCGGCGGTTTTGGCAGCCGCGGCAGCGGCGGCAGCCTCGGCATCACCGTCGCCATCACCGTCGCCATCCCCGCCATCGCCATCGTCATCACCATCGGCGAAGAGACAAAGACGCTGCTCGAGTTCGTAAGCCGGATCGAAATCAGTCGTCGGTTTGCGTAGGCGCATCGGTAATCCCCTTGTTCTGCTGTGTCGGCCGCTGGGCCGGCGGTTGGATATGTATCGTGCGATTGATGGTCAAGGCAAGAGCTCGAGCGCCCTCGGCTGCCATGACGCGGTGCGGGTCGATCGGGCTCGGCATCGATGTCGCGGTCTTGCCGACGTGCCCCCACGCCATGATCTGGCGCAGCACGCGCTCGGTCACCTCGTTCGCAAGGAACGTGGATCGGAAGTCGGCGTGCATCTGAGCGGGGTCGTAGGGCTCGGCCGGCAGGAGTGCGTCGTCGAGACCCTCGAGGTCGTCAGGCACTCGCCGCTGCCGCGGGCATGCGGATCTTGGGTTTGTCGCCGGGCTCACCGCTAATGGCGTAATGCTTGTCGATGATGCCGCGCAGGATCAGCGCCTGCTCGGCGCCCAGGTTCTCGACCAGCATGTCGTAGTCGATCGACATGTTGCCGCTGAACCCGGTCTTGATCCCGAACGTCTCGGTGAGTGAGCGCAGCTTCGCCTTGAGCTGCTCGCCCGCCTCACGCGCTGTCTCGATGCGCGCCTCGGCGCTCTGAGCTCGATGGATTAATTCTGTCTCGTTCATGGCTGGGCCGCTGCCTCCTCAAGGGCGGGCGATCCAGTGGACCCTTGGATACCGCTCGCCTGTGCTGCCGCGGCCATACCCTGGCCGGCGACTTTCAGGTTCTCAAGCTGTTGGGCGTTTGCCTCTTGCTCAGCCATCGCTTCTTGCGCCTTCGCGCGCTCCGAACGCTTGGCTTCGACCTCGCTCTCGCTGTTCATGAGATCGAGCGGCAGGCCGATCGCGTCGGCGCCAAACCTCGCGTATTTATCCATGTTGATGATGTCGAGCACCTCGGGGTCACCGGTATTGCCGGCGTAGTTGACCAGGCCGTTGAGCCACATCTCGGCCGCTTGGCTCTCGATCTGCTGGCGCACGCGCTTGACCGGGCTCTCGTACTCGAACCTGATGTTCTGGCCCTCGAGCTGCTCGGGGATCGGCAGCAGCCGACCGGTGCGCATCAGGATCTTGAAGGCGAGCTGTACGATCGGCGCCGTGTAGTCGGTCTCGAGCCGGCCGAACACCGGGCCGATCTCGCGAATGAATTCCTCTTTCCTCTGAATGACCTCGGTCGCCGTCATCTGAGGCCCCATCACCGGGAGCTGCAGCACGTTGCGGAAGAACGCCGCGAAGATCTGCTCGCGGATGTCCTGCTGCATCTCGCGCGTGAGCGGGACGTTGCCGCCGTTGCCCACTTCGAAAAAGGGATTTTTGCCGCCGGCCGTGGTCGGGTCGTAGTACAGCAGCCCGCCGGGGTAGGTGTTGTACTCGGAGAAGATGCCGTCGCTCGGCACCGCCAGCGCCGGGTCGGCCGCGCGCTGGCCGGCGACCAGCAGCGTCTCGCCGATGGCCTGGAGCGTCAAGCTGTCGGGCAGCCCGATCATGCCAGGGCTGCGCCCGTAGTCCTCACCGGAGCTCGTGTCCCACCTGGGCACGACGAACGGGAAGTCTTCGAAGCCGCCGTTGTGGACGATGTGCTCCTGGGCCACCTCGATCCAGGTGTCGGTCCAGGGCAGGTTGCGACCGAGCAGCGCGCCCTTGAACCCGCGGTCGCGTATCACGACGCAGTGAACGAATTCGATCCGCTCTTCGCCGCGGTCGTTGCCGCCCTTGGTCGTGAGGAGCTCGCGGCTCTCTTTCGACAGCTTCTCTTCACCCCACACGCCGGCAGCCTGGCGCACGCTCAGCTTACGAAAACGGTACATACCACGGGGAACGCCAGCAGCGTCGAAGTAGACCAGCCCGTCCTTCAGATGAACAGACTGGAAAAGCAGGCTGTCGCGTTCCGGCGTCTCGTTCTCGAACAAGACGCCTGTACCGAAGACCACCAAGTCCAGATCGCATTCGCCGGTGGCCTGGCCGAAGCGAGATCGAGGGTCGTCGAAGGCCGCGCGGATCTTGTCTTCACAGTCGTTGAGCCAGTACTTGACCTGCTCTTGCTCGTCGAGCTTGTCGTCTGTGGTCTTGATGAAGAACCATTTCTGGCCGTCGGGGCGGACGATGCCGCCGAGCGCGTTGGCCAGTCCTCGAGCCGCCACCATGGGCGTGCCGTCGAAGATCTCCTCGGTGCGCTGGGCGCCGTCTACCTGGGTGGACGCAAAGCCCTCGCGCCTGGGCAAGAGCACGCGCGCGAGCTCATCCCAGTGGTTGTTCCAGACGCCGCGGTTGGAGCGTAGGCTCCGAGCCCGCGCGATATGCTCTTTGACGCTATCGGGCATTCCACATATCGGTGATGCGGGTGATCATGGTCTCGCGTGTCGCGACGTTGAGCTCGCGAACGCTCAGCGCCGTTTCACGTTTCTCCAACGCTGTGTTCTGTATCTCGAGCGCCTTGAATTCGATCTTGTTCTCCGTGCGGGTCGCCGCAACCTCGGCCAGGCCGGTCTTGAGTGAGGCAGCCTTGTCGGCGTGGGTCTTCTGCTGCTTCAGCTCGGCCGTCTCGATCGCGATACGGCGTGTGCGCAGCATATCGGTCGACTGGGCGTGCGCGCGGCTGTTGGCGTTGGTGACCTTCACGAGCTCGGCGAGCGCGGCCTCGGCGCCGACCTGGGTCTTGGCAGCCGCGTTGCGCTCGTCGCGCAAGAGCTCCATAGCCGCGCCGTGGCGCTTGGTCGCGGCATCGAGGCGCTTGATCTGTGTTCCGATCTCTTTCGGGTCCAGGCTCGCGACAGCGTCGGCGAGACTGGCGGTCTTGGGTGTGGCTTTCGCTCCGACCATGTTACAGCCTTTCGATGACGCTGATGGTGTGCCCAGCTTCGATGTCGAAGTACTCGGGGTTCTCGGCGCCCATCATGCGACCCTCGGTGCCGTCGTTGAGCGCGGTGACACCGGCGCCCCAGGTCACCCAGGCCTTGGCGTCGCACATGATACGAACCCTGCGCTTGACGCGCTCGCCGTTGGGCTGGCCGATGATGGCCTCGCTGGGTGCGGCGGTGTCACTGATCGCGACCGCGCCCTCCTGCAGGACTGGCCCGACCGCGACCTCGGCCGCGGCGGTCCAGACGGTGTATTGCATTGTCGCCATGATCAGCTCCCGGTGTAGGTGTCGTCGCTACCGCTGCCGAGCTGTGATCCGCCGCGGGTGTTCGCGTCGCCCATCTTGGCGCCGGTCTGCACCAGGCGGGTCTTCGCCTTCTTGCGGTTCTTGGTGATGTTCTGGAGACGCCGCTTTTCCTTGGCCGCGGCGATCGCCTCGTCGTCACGTTGCGGCAGCGGCTCCAGTGGCTCCACCGCTGGCGGGCTCGCACTTTTGAAGCCTGGAAGAATTCGCATGCGCCTGTCTCCGCTTCAGATGATTGTAGAGCTGCCAGGGCGTCTGAGCCCACGGCGCGCGGATGCATAGTACAGCTTTCACCAACCCAACGCAGTTATTAATCATGAGCGGCGAGAGCACGGGCCTGGTGCCCTGCATCGTGTCGATGACGGTGCAGTCGTTGTCCTCGTAGAACGCGACGGGATCCCAGTCGACGCCGGCGAGCGGGTCGACCACCGGCACGCCGATCTGGGCGTCGATGCGGATCCAGATGTCGTCGACGAGCACCACGGCAAATACGTGGCTGAAGCCGTCCTTGAGATACCGACCGAGCGGATGGCGCTCCTCGCCGCTCGAGAATACGAGGACCGCCCTCATCTACCCATGCCGGTGTGGTCGGGGTGCTCGGGGTTGTTGGGGTCGTCAGCCATCAGCGCACCGGTGCGCCGCTTGTTCTCAGCCCTGCGCGCATCGGTCTTCTCTTTGTAATCCGCGGCCTCTTTGTCCTGCTTATACTTGGCGTTGTGGGGATCGAACATGCCGGTGCCACCCATCATATCGTCGACCTTCTTGGCGCCCGGCTGGAACTTGGCGACCAGCTTATTGCCGGGGAGCTTCGCGAACATGCCGTAGCCTGGGAGTAGCCTCATCGTTTTCTCCACCGATGTGGGTGTAGCCGTTTCTGTCTCGCTGGTCTGGTCCCTGGTCGGAAAACCGGATCATGCATTATGACGCCATTCGCAGCGCGTGTCCGCTCCTCGATATAGTCGGTCAGCTTGTCGGCCGTCCAACCGTTGCGTCGCTCTTCCTCGTTGGGCTCGATGAGCACGCGCAGGTCGGGATCGATGCCGCGTCGCCGCCTGCTGGTCTTAGCGGTGCTGCGCATGCGGGTTGTACCTGCTGTTGGCGCGCACCGGCGGGTTCACGAGCCGCTTCTGCACCAGGCGCGGGAAGAGCTCGCTGAAGGCCCACACCAGCGCGTCGACGCGATCGGGTGAGCCTTCGCCCTCGTACCCGCCGGCGGTCATCAGAACCATCTGTGCCTCGAGCTCGGGGAAGCTGCCGATGTGGCTGATCCGGCCGAGGCCGTACAGGCTCGAGATCGGCTCGGCGCGCACATGCTTGCCGCGGGACGCCACGACCTGGACGATCGGCGCGTTGGGGTGGACCGACCTGATTGTGTGCGCCACGAGATCGCCGCCCATATTTCGCTCTACCACGTAGGCGTCGGCTTCCCACTCGTAGAACATCACCCGCGCCGCGGTCGCCCACTGCGCCGGATCGCCACGCATCGAGGCGTCGTCGAGCACGTAGCCGCGCCCGTCCATGCCTTTGCCGGCGACGATGATGCCGTGCTCGTCGGAGTACTCTTCGCTCGAGACCGCGTGATCGATGCTGACCAGGATGCGGTCCATCTCGGGCGCCTCGCGACGGCGATGCTCTCGGATGTTGTTTAAATTCCAGATGGCGCCGAGGGCTTGAGGCTGGTACTCGCCCCTCCAAATATGTGTATATCGATCCGGCACATTTATCTTGTCGTACAGGCGCTCCTGCTCGAGCACGTCAGGAAAAAACGGGTTGTCGTAGTAGTTGGCCTGGATGACGATCGCGTCGGGTGGCGGCTCGGGGCCACGGAGGAGTTGATCTACCGGGTCCGTTGCAGACCGCGGGTTCCAGCTAAACCACAGCTCCGAGCCTGGGGAGCGGATCGTGGGGCGCAGCATCTCGAGCGACCCGGCGGTCATCGTCTGTGCTTCCTCCACGTACCCGATCTCAAAATTCTCGAGTGATTTTACGCTTTCCTTGGTGTGCTCTTGCATGCCCTGGAACAGGATGAGCCCGTCGCGCAGTGTGCGGATCTGTTGGTCTTGGACGTTGAACTTGTCGGCCACGCCGAGGTCGAGGATACTGTCCTCGATCAAAAGCTTGACGCTTTCCTTCAGAGATTTTTGCACCTCTCTGACACAGACCAGGCGCGAGCCGGGGTGCTTGATGGAGTAGTCGACGAGCTTGCGCGCGAAGAACCAACTTTTGCCGCTGCCCCTTCCGCCATGTGCGCCTTTGTAGCGTGACGGCTTCTCGAACGGTTCGAAGATGTGCGCGGTCGGGATGACCAGGTTACTGCCGTCCATCAGTCGTCCTCGTCTCGAGGCTCGGGCCGGATGTAGTGGTAGGTGATCGTCGTCAACGGCGGGCCTTCCTCGTCACCGCTGATCGGCTGCACCGGCTTGCCCTCGGTGCGATCGACGAGCTTCTCGATCGTGGCGGCGTCGCCATTCATCGCCTTGTGGAACATCTGGCGCGCCAAGCGGGTGGCGTTAGTCTCATCAGGGCAGTCGTCGAGCACGTTGACCGGGTCGCGCGTGTCCAAGATGACCCGAAGCGCATCGGTCACCGGCTTGCTCTTGGGGCGCCCACCGGGGTTGCCGCTGGTGCCTTTCTGGAACAGGCCTCGGTGATTTTTCACAGCATCTTACCCACGTTCTGCCTAAATCCCTCGTGTCGCAGCGCCAGGTCGGCAGGCGTCGCCGCTACCTTGCCGTCGAACGACCCGTACCTCATGCGGGTGCCGCCGTATAACCCCATGCGCGTGTAGCCCTCGCGCAGGGGGATGAACAGCGTCTTGCCGCTGAACTCGCCGTACTGGCCTCGAGAGCCACCATAGAGGCCGAGGCGCGTCATACGATCTTGATGGCGGACCCGGCGCTCGGCGCGACGGCCAGCACATCCCCACTGTAGATCACCACGCCGTCGGCGCTGATGTAGTCGTCGATGACACCGCCCTCGCCGTCGGCGTCGCCGCCGGTGAAGATCACGACCCGGCCGATGAGCTGGTCGTTCTCGTAGCCGGCCAGGTCGGTCGTGACCGCCGAGGTCGTGCCGGCCGACACCGATGTCGTGGCGCCGTAGATGATGCCCTTGTTGAGATCGGTGACCACTGTCGAGATGGCCGCGGCCACGGCGCTGGTGGCCACACCGCTGATCTGGGCACTGATCGCATACGCGCTGGCCAGGATCGTGCGGGCAATCATCTCGGCGTCGGTCGGCGGGTCGTACTGGGTGAGCGCACTGAGCGCGGCGCCCGACACCTGGGTCGCGATCTTGCTGATGGCGTCGGCGCTGAGCACCGCCGAAGTGATGGCGCTGGCCGCGAGCGTCTTGGCCGACACGACCTGCGCGCTTGTGGCGATGGCGCTGGACACGATCGTGCGCGCGATCATCTCGGCGTCAGTCGGGGGATCGTAAGAGGTGAGCGCGCTGAGCGCCGCGCCCGACACCTCGGCCGGCGAGGCATTGGCCACGACCTGTGTCGAGGTGGCGTAGGCGCTCGAGAGGATCGTCCTAGCCGCGACCTCGGCGCTGGTCGGAGGATCGTACTGAACGAGGGCCGACAGCGCCGCACCCGACACCTGGGCCGGTGTGGCATTGGCCGCGACCGCGGTGCTGATGGCGTAGGCGCTGGACAAAATCGAGCGCGCGATGTGCTCGGCGCTGGTCACATAGCTGGCCGTCGGCATCGTGCGCGCCGCCACCTCGGCCGAGGTCGGCGGGTCGTACTGGGTGAGAGCTGACAGCGCCGCCGCTGATTGGAGCGAGGGGGCATTCGCCACAACCTGCGCCGAGGTCGCATAGGCTGATGCGACCTGCGTACGAGCTGCCACCTCGGCGCTAGTCGGCGGGTCGTACTGAACGAGCGCGCTGAGCGCCGCGCCCGATGTCTGTGTCGCTATCTTGCTGATGGCGTCGGCACTGAGAACCGCGCTCGTGATGGCGCTGGCCGCGAGCGTCTTGGCCGCCACGGCCTGGGCGCTGGTGGCGTAGGCGGACGTGGCCAGCGTGCGCGCGATGACCTGGGTGCTGGTGACGTAGGCGCTCGCGAGCTGCGTCCTGGCCGCGACCTCGGCGCTGGTCGGCGGGTCGTAGGCCGTGAGAGCTGACAAAGCTGCTTGGGACACGGCTGCCGCGTCCGCACCACCGGCTGCACCGGCGATCTCGGACACGACCGAGCTCGCCACCGCGGCCGAGATGTCATCGACCTCGACCGTGAACATGGCGCCGGCGATAGCCGACACGACAGGTAGGGCAGCGACCGCCGTCGAGATGGCGTAGGCGCTGGCCAAAATCGTGCGTGCCGCCACCTCGGCGCTGGTCGGCGGGTCGTACTGGGTGAGGGCCGACAACGCCGCGGTCGACACCTGGGCAGCGGTGGCGCCGCCGGCCGCGCTCGCGATCTCGGACACGACCGAGCTCGCCACCGCGCCTGAGATGTCGTGCTCGGCGAGCGTGAACATAGCGTCGGTGATGGTGCTGACCACGGGCAAGGCCGCGACCGCCGTGCTGATGGCGTACGCCGATGCGAGGATCGTGCGTGCCGCCACCTCGGCCGAGGTCGGCGGGTCGTACTGGGTGAGGGCTGACAGGGCCGCACCCGACACCTCGGCCGGCGAGGCATTGGCCACGACCTGCGCGCTGGTGGCGTAGGCGCTCGCGAGCTGGGTGCGCGCAATGTGCTCGGCGCTGGTCACATAGCTGGCCGTCGGCACCGTGCGAGCCGCGACCTCGGCGCTGGTCGGCGGGTCGTACTGGGTGAGAGCTGACAGCGCCGCCTCCGACACCGCGGCAGCGGTGGCGCCGCCGGCCGCGCTCGCGATCTCAGACACGACCGAGCTCGCGACCGCGCCGCTGATATCGTGCTCGGCGAGCGTGAACATAGCGTCGGTGATAGCCGACACGACCGGCCGTGCAGCGACCAGCGTGCTTGTGGCGATGGCGCTCGACACGATCGAGCGCGCGATGTGCTCGGCGCTGGTGACATAGCTGGCCGTCGGCATCGTGCGTGCCGCCACCTCGGCCGAGGTCGGCGGGTCGTACTGGGTGAGAGCTGACAGCGCGGCACCCGACACCTCGGCCGGCGAGGCATTGGCCACGACCTGCGCGCTGGTGGCGTAGGCGCTCGCGGCCTGTGTCCTGGCGAACACCTGACCACTGTCGACATAAGCGCTCGCCACGAGCGTGCGAGCAGCCACCTCGGCGCTGGTCGGCGGGTCGTAGGCGACTACGGCGCTGAGTGCGGCAGCCGACTGGAGCGAAGGCCTGTTGGCCACGACCTGGGCGCTGGTCGGCATGACCGCGGCGCCGGCCGAGAAGAACGCGTCGTAGATCGCCTGCTCGATGACTTGGAATTCCTTGAACACCGGCAGCGCCGCGCTGTCGTCTTGCACGACGACGGTCATGGCGCCGGGCGTGTCGGTGTCGCCTGTCGTGAGCGTGAGATTGTACCAGCCGTCGGCGCTCGTCCTGGCCGACCAGGTGCGCGCGCTAATATCGGATGGCGCCGCGCTCGTATTGTACTTGAGCACGAAAGCATCGTCGGCTGCCGAGATCAGGATGCCGGTAACCGGGGCCACGGCGGTGGCGCTGTTCAAGAACGGCCCGACCTGGACAATCTGCTGGGTGCTCTCGCGAAGGTACTGCATCAGGCGTTCTCGCTAATCGTCTGCAGGATCGTCACGGCTCGCTCCTTGGCTACGAGGTACGACGCTGTTACCGGGTGCTTGTCGCCTTGCGTCTCCTCCACCTCGGGGATCGTGGCCCGGTACTCCTCGTTGGGGCAGAACGTGTCCATCACCGCGGTCATGTCCTCGAGCCTGCGCTCGGGGTAGAGCTTGTCGGCGATCGCTTTGGCCTCGACCAGGCGAGCCCCGCGGGTCGCGTGGTAGAAGTCGTCCCAGAACATCATGTCGCGCATGCGCGTCGTTGCCATCGGACAGTCAGCGAGCTTGGCGCCTTCGATGCGAGGGACTTCGAAGCCCGTCACCATGATGCCGACCTCGCGGATCCACACGTCATCATACCAGCAAGGGAACAGGTCTGTGAAGATCCGACCGGTGACCGCGCGCCAGGTCTCGGTGACGATCGGGTAAATGGCCTTGCGATCGTCGAACGCATCCCACCACCACAGCCCGCGGGGGTTGGCCTCGACCGCCTCGGCGATCGCCTTGTCCCACTTGGGCGAGACGCAGATCACGTCGTCGCCGAGCGTCGTGTACACGTCGGCCGGCACCGCCGTGGCAAGCTGGTTGTGGTAGCTGCCGAGCGCCGGCAGGCGGGAGAAGAGCGACATGCTCGCCCGGTGTGTCTGGGTACACCGGGCCGCGGCCTCGATCGATGCCGGGTCGTCGTTGTCGACGCCGATCGAGTAGACGACCTCGTGCTCGCCACTCTCGAGCATCGAGAGCGCGTGGACGCAGCCGCCGATGAAGGTGGCTCGCCTGGTCGGGATCATGCATGTGATCTTCATGCCTGGTGCATCCTTCGAAGGTGTTGGTGCTTAGGAGGAATGGTGTCGCCACCAGCCGCTTCGACTACCGTATAGGTGAACGTCTGGGTGTACGTGTCGAGATCGGTCCCATCATTTAACTCCAGACGGATCGTACCTGTTTCGCCGTTGGCGACGTTCGTGCTGTCGATTTGAAACGAAAGTGCAGCAACAAATGCAGTATCTGTAACCAAATCCGCAGCAAGAGAAAACGTCCCGTCTTCGCTGGCGGCATTATTATTGGCGACATAAGTACCGCTGCCGGATAGGATCTCGGAGATATCGTCGTTGTTTAGATATGCCGCCGTCGCCACCGCTTTAACGTGTGTTGAAACTGTCGTGATCGCCGTGTCACCGCCGCTGTTGTGATTATACGCCCAGCGGAAATCAGCCGTTCCCGTCGCACCGCCGCTATTATAGGCGCGGGCCAAAATGATGTACGTGACATCCACATCGAGGCTGGCATCCGCGTTGAGAGCAGCGTGTTCCTCGGTCGTTACCGTTATTGCAAAACCGCTAGACCGGGTGGTAGAGCTATCTTCGACAATGACATAGTGTGTGCGGAAAAGCTCTAAATCGTCAGTGAGGGCACCGGTGGTCGTAATCTCTTGGATATCGACCTGTATTGACGTGTCAGCCCAAGTATCAACGGCTATCTCGACGTATGTACCTACTGCTCCCAGCGTCGCAGTCTCCGACACATATACTTTACCCGTGGTGCCGCCGAAGTCCGTTCCGGTGATCGTAACGTCTTGCTCACCATCCCAGACCACTTCGTCACTGTTAACATCAGTAATGGCGGGAGTCGTACCCGCCAAAGAGCCAAGACGTAGCAACGACATCTGCGCCGATTGCGCCGCTATAGCTCCCGAAGCCGTACCAATCCTATCATTCCGGCTATAAATACTATCACCAGCCGTCAGGCCCGTGAGTAACCCACCACATGAGATGCTGGCTGTCGCTGATGTGCTATTGCGATTGTATGTACTGCCGCCGGTGATCTCGATGTCTGTCGTATTGACGCGGAACTGGATTGCCGGGACGGCGCGACTGACACCAATAGAAGACGTTCGAGCGTGTGTGGCAAAAACGAAATAATCGTCATTCACATCCACATCCACGTTGGCATTAGTTGCCGTGTGGGTGAACCCGGCTGTATCGATGTGGGGAACGGTATCCCACGCAAAGTTTGTCGCAGCGGCGTTGAAGTTGCCTGACGTAGCTTCAACGATGCAGGTCTCGGCACCCGCTGGCAGTTGCCAAATCTCCAGCGACGAACCCGCAAGATAGTTTACAGTCGAGCTTTCGCCGTCTGCGCGAACATGACGAAGAACCAAGACATCCAATGCAGCGACATCAATAATGCCACCCCATGACAGACACCCGTCATCAGAGTTGTCCGTTGTCCGTAGATAGGTCTGCGTGTGAGAGCCAGCGACAGCGACGGTATCTAGTTCGAGATGCGACAGAAGCTCATTTCTAGAACCCGAGCCAGATGCGTCCAAAGGAACAGAATAACTGATAAAGTACCGGCCCGCAGATGTAATCGTAATGCTGTCGGTGGACCGGGAAAATCCCGTGTCTTGCTCATCATTGGTATCCCAGACAATCGATGCCTCGGACCCATTACCTGTTACGACAGCCTTGTTCGATGATGTCGAATAACGACCAAACGCATCGCCATCATCAAGTTTAAGAATTGAAATACCAGACCGATCACCAGCTTGGCGTGTCGGCGAGCCTGTCGTCGAGTTATCCCTCCTGTCTGAACGAATTAACAATGATTGCGAAGACGTAGAAACATTGATGATCGCAAAGCCGCTGACAATATACTCTTGAGAGCCACCGCTCTTCCGAATATAGCCACTGGACTGCCCAGGAACGATGTTCGCGCCATTGAGGCGCAAATATGTCATCCAGTTGATGCGTTCGTTGTTGGTCGTACTCGTCGTGCCAAAATGGTCTGAATAAGTGACCAGATAATTGCCGGTATCGACAAGCGTAAATGTGCCAGCAGAATATGTGACTGCCGTTCCGCTAACCGCTACCTGCGTATCCCAATCGTGATCGAGGGTCGATCCCGTGGTCGGCAGGGTTGATGTATCCGACGCATTGCGTCGGACCATATAATCTAGGTTAGCCATCTAAATCTGAAAGGGCATCAGTCATTCACCCCCTTTTTATAGACTCGAAATGACACTTGCTGATATGTAACAGCCACCGTCGCCTTCTTAAAGACTGCAATGACACCTGACCATTCGTCGCTAGAGGTCGAGGTCAGGTTCGCGGTCAGTGCCGTCGTAGCGGATGTGATCTGACTGCCGGAACAGGACGAGTTGTCGCCCGATCCTCCGGGGTTAAAGGTGTAGTTTTGTGTCCAACCATCGCCACTGTCGATGGAGATGTCGCCACCAGTGTCCTGACCTGCGACAAAGATGGCGTAGTTGTCGGCTTGCGCCAGCGTGGCCGTCGCTCCAATGGAGAAGGTGGACGAGGGGCTTGTCACGCTGTTGACGGCGGTCAGGTCGAGCGGGGTAGCGTCAAACGCACCCTCAATCTCAAACAGGCCGATACTAAGCTGTTCGTCGTTTGTCCAAGCAACAAAAGCCTCGGTCTCATCACCATGAGAAATCTTGTAGAAGATGGCCGAGGAAGAAGTGCCGTCGGCCGAGACCTCAAAAGCCGCTTGGGTCCAGAAGTCCCCGGAGCCATCCTCATCCCGAACGGTGGGGTCTTCGACACCCTTGTCCCAGTTCAGAGCAACAATCAGCAGATTACCGAGCGTGGCCGTCGCGCCAAGCTCCTGTGTGTGGTCGGGGGTGGTGGCAACATTACCGTCGAAGGACGAGTTTACTACGCTACCGAACGCCATGACGAGACCACCTGTTCCAGATGCGCTGAGATACGCGACGGCGAGCGCGAGCCATTTTATCCTCCGGTTTTACGTGCGCGGCACCATACCACATCTGTTCTCAGAGCGGCAGATGCAGGACGCCGCCCTGAGTAATGAGTGAAAAATTCCTAAGAGGCGGCAATATGCAGGTTAGGGGAGCTGAGACAGTATAGTAAATGGTTTGCTCTTAGGATATTTTCACTTATCACTCACTTTCTATTACGGTCTTTTCCCTTTGTTTTCCGAGACTTAACCCCCGTCTTGAGGTGAGTGATTTTCTCGCCCGTCGTCGAGATGCCGAGCTCGGCCTTGCGCTCGGCTTGGCTCGCGCTGCGCCAATATGCCCCACTTCTCAAGATCCGAGCCACCTCCTGTTCATTTTTCACTCGGAAGCGTGTGCCGCCTGGCTTGGTCTCAGGGTCCAGATGAGGCAGCGATCGCCAGATATTTCCACGCACGGCCTCGAGCGTTTTATCGGGCACGTCCTCGTGCGCCGCGGCCTGGTGCATGCGCATGTCGAACTGTGATTTGCTGATGATGTCCTGCTCGACGTGCTCCTCGAGCCACGACATGATGCGCGCCTGGGGCGAGGCGGTCTGCTCGATCATCGTGCGCTTGGCCGCGGTCATCGGCGGCGATGATGGAGCGAATTTCGACACGTCCCGACGCTGCAGCCAGTGCCAGATCGCAGCGACCTCGGTGTCCATGTCCTGGGCGACCTGGCGTCCCTTCTCGCCACCGATGGGCTCGTCGGGGTTTCGTATCACCATGAGGCGCCGGTCGTCTGCGTCTATGACCAGGCCGTCGGTGTGGTTCGAGAAGATCAGCGCGACGAACCATATCTTTTCGTCGACCGCCTCGACGCCCTTGCGCTTGATCGCCACGCTTCCGACCCGGCTATCGATGCGCTTCTTGAGCTTATCGTACGCGTCCCAGCCGTCCTGCTTGGAGAGCTGGCCTTGGGTCTCCTCGATGATCACGAGCTGACACTCGGACATCCAGCCATTGTAGTTTTCGTTCTGGTAGCCGATGCCGAGGATCTCGGCCATGTCGCTGTCGTGCGCCTGGCCGCGCCACACCTTCGACAAGACACCTCCGAGCATCGATCGGCCAACGCCCTGCACGCCGTCGGTCACCATCATCACGCTGAACGGTCTCTCGTCGGGGTGCTGCGCCTTGTACGCCAGCATGTCGAGGAACGCCCTTCTCTCCTCGGGGACGGGCACCAGCCACTCGATATGGCGCAGGAAGGCCTTTGGTGTCGCGTCAGTAGTTGGATGCTCGATCGGTGACCAGCGATTACATAGCGGGTCGATCGCGATCGGTGCGCCTGGCTCGTAACCATAGTCGTTGAACACTGTCGTCTCCTTTGCTTCCTTGAATGCGGTCAGGATCATCACCGGGCTGTCACGATCGGGCGTCATCATCTTGCCTTTGAAGCCCTGTAGCAAAGCAGCAGCCCCCATCTCGTATATCCATTTGCCCTTGCCGTGCGCGTACAGGTCGACGAGCTGCCCCTTGGCGCCGTGAGCCACGATCGCGTACTTGTCCTGCAGCCACGGCAGAGGGTCGTAGCGGGCACACTCAGGCGCGCCCTCGCTGGCGTAGAGCTCCATCAAGTCGGGGAATTTCACCTTGGTACAATGGCCGTGCAAACACTTAAAACCACGTATGGCGGCGTTGTCGTCACCGCCCCGGCCGAGGGGAAAATACGCCGCTTCCCCGCTGCCAGTCGTGTGCTCGTCGGCGTTGGGACACTGTACGATGACCCGCTCGTCCTCCTCACGCAGCACCTTCCCGTTCGCGAGCATCCAGGTCAGCAGCTCGTCGACCACGTCGACCCGGCCCACGTTCTCGATGCGCGGCTGGGCTTTCTTGCGTGCTACTCCCAAGGGCGTGTCACCCATCACCTCTTGCCAGGTGAAGCGTCTTTTGCTCATCTCGACGCGGCACGCGAACTTGGTCCGCTTGTGCCAGGATCCAGGTATGCGAAACACATGGACGGCATCGCGGATCGCCGGGTCGGTGCGGCCGGCGTCGCTGAGCCCGCACATGATCTGCTCGGCTAAAGTGACATCCTCAATCGGCTCGTCGAGCGTGTAGCCGTACTGCCAGTTGCCTGGCGATGTCTCAGCACGCCACGAGGGCTCGCCCTCGGGCACGGGAGCCTTGGTGCCGATGTCGTCCAGTACGATGCAGTGCATGGCGACGAAGTCCACCAGACGGCGTCTCACGCGATCCTCGGCGGTCTCGCACGTCGAGGCGCAGAAGTACCAGGCGTCGGTCTTGCGTTGGTTGAGGTCGCCCGGCCGGCATTGGTACATCCCGCCGCTGGGCTTGAGTTTGGCGAGCACGACCTGGGACAGGCCCTTGCCGAAGATGGCTTGCAGAAATTTGTCAGTGCTGATATTTTTCATGTGCTGTTCCTTTCAGCAGGGTTTGCAGAACCCACCGGGGGCGGGGCCGTCATGGGCACCGCCCCTACTTTTTGGCGTAGACGGTGTTGACATACGTGGCAACGTCGATCGGCAGACCAGCCATCCACGGTGCCCGTTTTCGCATCGCCTTGTCTAGCCTCTTCTCCCACATTTTCGCATTCGCCGCCGGCACCTCGAGCACGACCTCGTCGTGGACGTGCGCCACTATGGGAGCTCTATCAAGCTGCCGCATGGCGTAGCGCAGGATCTCCCCGGCGATGCTCTGAGTTGCGTTCTCGGCCATGAGACCGCCATACAGGTTCACGCGGGGCCACTCGGTGTCGCCCTCGGCCGGCGTCCAGGCTGCCTTGATGGCCGTGAGGTAGTAGGACTGGAACTCCTCGTTGTACTCGACGCGCGGCCTGGGGTAGGTGATCACGAGCTCGCCGGGCAGCAAACAAAACAGCATGTCCCACGCCTTGTCATAGACGTACGAAACTTTCTCGGCGCCCTGGACCGAGCCGGGGTCGCGCACCGCCTTCATGGCTGCCTTGTCGAGACCCTTCCAGAAATCGACGGCCCATTGGTTCCGCCGGCGCCAGGTGCCGACGATGCGTTTGCGCTCCGCGAGCTCGATGACGATCTCGTAATTCCTGGCCATCGTTTGAAGTGCATTTGGTCCGCCTTGGAACCCCAGCGCCAGCTCGGTGACCTTGCCGATCTGTCTCATCTCCAAACCTCGTCCGGGGTAGATGCTCTCGGCGGTGACGGTGTAGACATCGATGCCGTCCGCGTACATCTTGAGCCTGGTCGCGGCGTTGGCGAGCCACGGCAGGCAGCGCGCCTCGATCTGGGCGTAGTCGCCCGCCACGAGACGCTTGCCCTTGCGGGCCTTGATCGTGGGCCTCAGACAGCGCGCCAGCGTCTTCATCGGTGTGTCGAGCTCGAGGTTGTTCATCACCGCCTTACGGATGCCGTGGAAGCCCGGCATCACGTCGCGCTTCATGTTGTGGAGCTGCGCGCCCGTGGACGAGAACCTCTTGGTCTGGCCGGCGCCTGAGTAGATGAACGCGCCGCGTAGCCGGCCGTCCTCACCGGCACGCGCCACCATGGATTTGAACTTCGACACGCTGGTGGATCCCGCTTGCTCGAGCAGCTCGATCATCTCGATGAAGTCGTTATCCACGTCTTCCAGCTCGAGCAGGTTGGCGCGGGCGAACCGATCGAACGAGATCGTGACCTTGGTCTCGTCGGTGCGCCGGTCGGTCTTGTGGCGCGTGACGATCTTGCGGATCCGATCGTCCTGCTCCATATACGGCGCCGCCCAGTCCTTGACGCGAGCGAACTGCCTGGCGCTGGTGATCTCGCCGTTCGTTAAAAGCGAGATCTGCTCGTGGATGTCGGCCAGCTCGTCGTCGGCGTACGCCGTGGCCGCGATCGCGAAGTTGACATCGATGCCAACGCCGCGGTCGTTGACCATCTCGTTGATGACGTAGTCCGCGAATTCGATATCGCTCAGCGCCGGCGAACACTCCTCGGCCGCGCGCTCGACGACCACGTCCTGCAGGCAGTATTCGCCGAACTCACGCATGAGCGACGGGTCGTTGTTGAACTCGCCGTTCTCCCAGTCGATCTTGCCGGCGGTCCACGGGATCGACAGCTTGCGGATGAGCTCCTTGCCGCGCTTGTCCTTCTGGGTACGCAGCTTCAAGCAGCGGCCAAGATTGTCTAAGGAAGCCGGCAGGGCGCGAGCACGGGCCTGGCTGGCGGTGCAGTACCAGGCCGACACGTTGGTCTCGGGTATGTCCTGGTCCCACAACTCGCGCATCATGCGCGACAGGCAGTGCTGTGTCATGACCCGCTCGAACGCCGCGTTGTGGGCGTGGACCGACCGAGGCTCGCCACGGGACAAGTGTTCGTATACCTCCCGCGGCAGCGGGCTCTGCTCGGGCCACCACAGCACCGGGTCGTCGTCGTCGAACGCCCAGGCGAGCATCAGTATCTGCGTGCTCGGATCCTTGGCGTAGCGGTAGAGCCCGTGCTTGATCAGGTCGACCCTCGACAGGCTCTCGTAGTGCGGGAGGAGGTCGAGGTTGTCGTCACGCAGCCCTGTGTCGAGCTCGATGGCGCTGTCGTTCGAGGTGTGCTGTCTCATCTGATATCCCCTAAAAAAGGGGGTCGGCGCTTCCAGGCGCCGGCCCCCGGTTCAGCCGTAGCAGTGAGCCTATGCCGCGGCCTTCTTTCGCGTGCGCGCTTTGCCGGCAGCCGGCTTGCGCTCCTTTTTCTCGGCCGTCTTAACCTCGGTCTCGTCGACGCCGACCCAGCCCATGATCGAGTACTCGGGCTTGTAGACCCGGCCGTGAACCTTGTGGGCGTAGTGCGAGCTGCCGAACTCGATGATCGGGATCGGGTGCTCGGCGTCGTTCTCGAACTGCACGCCCACGTCGGCGAACAGCGCCCTCAAGAAGCCCAAGCCGCCGTAGGACGACGGGTTGTAGAGCACGGTGACGCCCTTGTCGTCGCCGCTGATGCAGGTGACCTCGACCGACAGCGCGGTCTTCCACTCCCACGTCCTGCCGGTCGCCTCGTCGATGTGCTCGGCCATCTCTTTGACCGGGGGCAGGACATCGCCGAGCCCGACGAAGTGTTCGCCCAGCTTGGTGTTCTTCTCGTTTTTGTGATCGGTCCAGCAGACGTGGCCCTGCAACGCCGACATGACGTTGACGGCCCACTGGCTGTCCTCCTCGACCTGGTTGTCCTCGGCGCCCCAGTGCCAGCCGTCGCCCTTCAGGAGCCTCAGAAACGGCAGCCCGCCACCGACCTGTTTCGGGTTGGCGGCGACGAAGCCTTGGACGTTATTTTTGAGAGCGGCGAGTGCCCCGGCGTTGGGGGCGGCGAAGGGAGCAACCTGTTTCGATTTTGCCATTTCGTCTTTCCTATCTCTGGTTGAAGTGGTACGCACCCTACTTGGGTGCGCCCCGCTGTGCAAACTATTTTCCGGCCCTCTTCGCGATCTCTTTGAACACGCCCGACATCGAGACCTCGGTGCCCTCGGCGTCGTCGGGCACCAGGTTGGTGCCACCCGACGAGCGCGTGATGATCTCGTCGTCGGGGTGCGGCTTGAGATCGTTGAGGGACAGATCCTTCTTCTTCAGCAATTTTTCTATCGGCGCCGGCCCCAGCAGCGTGTGCTTATAGAAGTCGGCGACCTTGAACTTGCGACCGAAGCTGCGCAGTTTTGCGGCTATCTCGTCCTCGTCAGCCCACTTGCGATTGCCGAGCTTCTTGGCGACCAGCTTCATACCAGGGACACTATGCCCGCTCTCGAGCTGGCCGCGGGCGAGCGCCCGGCGTTCCGAGATCATTTCTTCGAGTTTGGGCGCGTCCTCGGCTAGCCACCGACCGAGCTCTTTGGGCTTGAGCTCGGACGATTTGAGCGCGGCGATGCCGATCTTGTTGATGACAGGACACGCCGGCATGGCCGGGCACCACTTGCACCAATCGCCCGCCTTGAACGGCGCGGTGGTCTTCTTCATGGTCCGCGTGGTGACCTTGAGCTGGCGTTCGAAGTCGACCAGGTCTTGCAGCGACACCTCGTCGTACGGCTTGTTGCTGATGCCGAAGCCGGGCTGGACGATGTAGAGCCGGATCGGCTTGTCCTTCTCGAACCAGTCGGGGCGGCTGTGCCGTGCCGCCGAGGCGTAGTAGCGGAGCTGCTCGTTCTTGATCGGCGAGACGTAGACGCCGCGGCCGAACTTCCAGTCGACGATCGCAGTGAATTCGTCGGTGTGTCCGACAACGTCGCCGGTCCCGAACTCACCGGGTAGGTCGGGAAAGCTGACCGTCGCCTCGATGTCGACATCGAGCCAGTCGATGCTGTTAAACAGGTCGAGCGCCGGTACGATCATCTCGTTGAATAGCTCGAGGCTGAGCTCGTGCTCGTCGCCGTGGGTCATGCCGACCACGTCCTCGACGTAATCGACCTGGCCATCGAGGATCAGCGCCATGGCGCTGTGCAGCATGGTGCCCTCGTCGGCGTAGCTGCTCGACGGCTGCTCGGGCAGGGTCTGGCCGAGGCGCCAACTTCCGGGGCAGTTGATCACGCGCTTGGCGGACGAGCCGCCGATCATCTTGCTGTGGGCCGTCATGTCAGTGTCTCCATGTATGCTGTTACGAATTCCGCCGCGATTTGCGGGACGATGGCGTTACCCGCTCCGCGCAGCCACTTGCCACAGAACGGATCGTTGTCGTTGTAGATCATCTCAGATCTCCAGGTGGAGCATGAGCTCTTGCGCGCCGAACACCATGTTGGCGCTGCAGCTCTCGCAGGGATATTCGCGCGCGTCCGGCTCGGTCTGGCCCTGCTCGCTGCCGCACCCGATGCAGATGCCGGGATCCTCCAGGCTCATGGACGACCGCTCGACCGCGGCCACGATGGCGTCGGCGTGCTTGGCCGCGCGCTCAGCTATTTCGGTGTGGTTCATTGCTGAAGATCTCCCATCTGATGTTGGTGATGATGTTGCAGTCGCGCCGGTGGTCGCCGTAGAGCCACCGGCGCCACGCCCTACTCAGCCGCCGCTTCATCGATCTGCTCCTGGCCGTTTTTAACGCCGACGGAAAACTGTTCCGCGGATATTTTCTTGACCGCCGCGACCGTGTCGGAGATCTCGTGCGCAGCCATCGCAACGCCGCATGCCGTGCCGAGCTTCCATGTCGTGAACTGCACGGCGAGCAGCAAGCCGTTGATATAGTCGGAAGGCGTCAACCCCGCCGCGACGTAGAGATCGCTATTGCGCTCCATTGTCTTTGACAGATCGTCGGTGAGTTTTTTTGCCAAGTCACCCGCCACGCCCGTCGGTGCCGTGTGTATTACCCGCACGATGCGTACCTCCTGCACAGCGCGACCCATTTGCCGGCGCGCTCGACGATGTTGTAGCTCGGGCCGTAGCCGTAGCCCCAGGCCTCTACCCACCGCTCGGCGGCGATGACCGCGCCGGGCCTGGTGTCGCTCTCGATCTCTGTCCTGATCACTTCATTTTCCTCCAGATGTGCGGCGCGATGTCGCCCTCGACGATGCGCTTGACCTCGGCCTTCTTCAGTTTCGATATCGCCGTCTTGGTGTACAGCAAGTGGTGGTACAGGATGCCGAACTCGGCCTTGGTGTAGGTGATCTTCGACCGCTTCGTTTTCTTGGTCTTGCCGATGCGTATACTTTTGCGCGGGCTCCGACCGACATCGCGCATCGGCGGTTTCCTTTCCTCGATCTTGCGTCGGAGGAAGTCGGGAATGTCGAGCAGGTCGTCGTTCATTTGATCCTCCTGTCGAGCTCTTCGAACAGCATGTCGAGGACGACGATGCGTTCCTCGTCGTCGAGGCTGTGCTGTTCCGCGCCGCAGTCGGGGCACCAGCGCCGGCCGACCACCGTCTCGCCGAACGTCGGCGCGCTGAGCGGTCGGCCACAGCTCTCGGTGATGCAGTACGAGTAGGCGCCCATTACCTGTTCGCCTCCTCGTCGGGCGTCTCGACGACGCGCCAGGCGGTGACGGCGGTCCAGCGCGAGAACAGGTCGAGACCGTAGTCCTTGGCGTTTTCGAAGTCCGCGAACCGTAGGGCGTTCGAGGCGTAGCTGCCGCCGTCGCC